AACCCACCAACAGGTCTGTAGAGAATTTGCATGCATCATGCAGAGAAAATGAGCAACGGCGCAGGAGCCAGCGGCGGACCACCGCTGAACGTCATCTGGGTCACGAACCCAATTTCCCCAGTGCCCAGCCGGGTACCGCCAAACTCGAAGCCAGCCCCCACCACCTCAACGTTCTTGAGTGTGATGGTCTTGCTGCTGGGTCCGCTCAACACCAGGTCCGTGGCAGAGCTTTCCGTCAGAATTGCACCAAGGGTGTGGGCCAGCAACTTGGTGAGGATGTAGGTGTGCGGCGTCGTTCCCCCGCCCACAGGCCGGCATTTGATCATGTAGTCAACGCTGTCGAGCTTGAAATGCCGGGTCAGCTTTTGAACCTTGAGCGGGGAGTATTTAACGTTGCACACCAGCTGGAAATAATCCTCCGCCTCAAACGCAGCAAACCCCGTCACGCTGCCCCAGGTTGCGGTCCAGTGGCCATTGACGAAATCTGGGGAAAACCCGACTGTGTCAGGATCGCTACCACCGCTCTCGGTTACGGGTGTGGCAGGAAACAAGGCGGCTGAAGCCCCCATCAACTTTGCAGGGTCAATCAACGCCGTGATCTCAAGGCTTTCGTACAAAGGCTGTCCCACGCCCAACTTCATGCCGGGAGGCTTGGTGATGGCCGTCCGCACTGGGGCATAGATTCGTCCGTCGTTGGTGTAAATTGAGGTGGTGGCCAAACCGTTGGCGGAGCCGGCAGCCTTGTCGTGTGGCCGGGAGCCAATCAACAGAGCACCAGTTCCGCCAGCGCTGGTCGTCACCCCGAGCCACGGGGGGAAGAACGCTGCCAGGTTGGCCCAGGAATCAAACGGTGTCACGGATATCTTGCCGATCTGGTCATCCTGGGTTGACAGGATTCGGCCCAGCGATGCAGTTGACCGGTCCGTCTTGGGCTCGTCCACCGTCAGGGTGACCTGGCCATTTTCCCCTTCCGCCTGAATGGGGTAAAGGGTTGAAGCGTAGCTGGTGATGACCTTGCCAGGTCCGGAGTAGATTGTTTCGGCACTCATAATTGTATCATCCTGACTTCTGACTGGTTAAAGCTGGGAGGGTTGAAGGCTGCGGCACGGACCAGTGTGCCGGCTGGAGGGGTGATTCCCGCCGTGTACTTTTGGGAGGATGGGTTGCCACCCTGCTGGTTGGTTGGCGTTGTTCCGTCCGTGGTGTACCAGACAGCTGATCCGCCCGTGGCACAACTCATAGTCACCGTTCCGCTAGTGTTGACCATTTGAACCGTGGCACACCGAGGCGTGGAAATGGTCTTACACTTGTAAAGCACAAATGGCGCCCGCTTAGCCATGCAGCCGGGAAAATCCTTGCTGTCCAGGGTTTCCGTCCTGCCGTTGGCCTTGATGGTGCCGTAAAGGTCGTCCGCCTGAAGGTGCAGGGCATCCTTCACAAATTGCAAAACATCCTCAGCGAAGAGCTTGGTGCCACGGTTGCCGGTTTCGTTGGTGTCAATTTGTTCGACAACCAGGACGTTGAAGTGTTGATCCTCCACCGGCCCACTCACACTGCCCTGCAGATTGTCTGGCTCCGGCATTTCGACTATGCCCACAACCCCAACCTTGCCGTTGCGTCCGTTTTCCAGCGCGGTGGCAATGTCAACTTCCATGCCCAGGTGCATTTTCCATTCCGCCAGGAACGGCACATACAACAAAGCGGGTGCAGCCATCAGGATTGCGGCTGTGTCCAGGGCAAATTGGCGAGGCTTAAACATTGCCATCCCCCTTTGCCCAGTAATTGAGGCATCGTCGGCTCAACCGGGCGCTGTAGGCAGATTGCCGCTCCCGAACCGTGCTGCGGATGTAGCTGCGGTTGGGCATTGTGACGCTGTAAGCCTGTGTCTGGGGGTGCTTGCGGCCGTAGCGTCCTGTGCTGCGGGTTGGTCTTGAAGGATAATTGATCACACCGCCAAACTCGTGAATTGCCGCATACTTAACCGGCTCCGCACCCTGGCCCACGCCGCTGCCTACCGAACCGCTGATGGAGAAAGCGTTACCGCTACGGGCCACAATGGCGTAACTGCGACCAATGCTGTCCCGCAGACGCCCTGTGCGACGGTGTAGCACCTGGGAGCCGCGCAGCCCCTTCTGCGGACTGCCGGAAATTTTCGCCTTGATGGCGTCAACCGTTTTCTGGTTCTCGATGTCCATGCCTTGAGCCAGGAACTTTGCCAGTTCCGGCGTGAAGCCCAGCCGGGCAATCGTGGCCTTGGCCTCGGGGGAGAATGCTATGGAGATGCCGCTGATCATGGCTCGTATTCGTCGCTCACATCGCCCGCTGAAACAAGATAGCAGCGGCAGTTAATTACTTCGTCCGCTTCCCCGTCTGGGTCACCAGGGAACATCAGGCCGTTCACAAACTCCTCATCAACACCAATTGGGCCCTGGTCACCACACTCAACATGGCTAGGCCGCACCAGGTCGTCGTCCATGTTGACCCATTGTTTTTGCTCAAACCCTGCCTGATCAATTGCGTCCGCCTGTGCCGTTCCGTAGACGGATTGTGATTCCGTAGCGGCAATAGTAATTGCCCTCTTCAAGGAAATGTTGGCGAACGCATGTTGGATCCGCTCAGCCAACTCCTTCATCGTCTCGCCCTGCTGTGTGCCCTCCTTCAACTCGGAATTGATGTCCTTGAATATTTCGTCCGGACAGCCGGAAATCTTGTTGGCTCGTTTGTTGATGAAGTCACGAATAACGCCGTTGTCTGTGGCCTTTTCGTGCTGGCCCAGGTGGTTGAGCAGTCCTCGGGAAGTAACTTGAAACGACTGTTGTGCTGCGTCCTGCATCGCCGCGCTGAACTTGGAGGAAAATTCCTTCAGATCGAAATTGAGATTGGCCGCTGCCTTTGGGTCTGCGGCACGGAGCACAGCTTGAACTGGGATAGGCTTGTAATTCTTCCTGACGTTGGCCATCACCTCCGCCTCAGCCTCGTTCAGCAGGTGATCAATCTTGGCCTTGTAAATGTTGAACGCTGTGTCTCGCAGCTGATCGTGCCGCTGAAGGGTCTTGTGGATGCCCTTGGGCAGCCTGGGCTTGGCGCCGTGTATCACTTCCATGATGCGCGTGGCAGTGCAAAGGTTCAGCCCCTCAATCCTGCGGGCCAGCCGCTCCGTTTCAACAAGGCCTGCAACCGGTAACCCTACGGGGGTACCCGCCCCGCTGGCCAAAAGAACAGTGGCCAAACCCGGTCGCAGGCCAAGAATTGTTTTGGCGGTCATAGGATGCCCACCTGCTCATTGTATCCACCGAACCAATCAAAGGTGGACAGATCGGTTTCGTGCTCCATCGCGCCTTCGTGCACAACGGTGCGGAAGGACGGGTCAGGGTCGGAGGGGTATTCCACCGCCTTGCCACCGCGAACGTCCGCCAGCCACGCCGTCGCTCCTTCGATCATCAGGGCCAGCGGAGGCTTACTGCTGCCCGGCTGGCTCACCACATATTGCGCCAGGCGGGGCATTGAGCCAACCATGATTTGAATAGCGAGCAAGTAGGACGTTTCCTCCGCTTCTGGCGGCACAGCGCCAGGGGTCAAGGACAGCGGCACCTGGCGCCCAATCCGAATGGCACTCAGCACCTTGCCCACCGCTATAGCCAGGGCAGCGGTCTTGGTGTCGTCACCCGCTTGATCATACGGCTGATTCGCCGCGTCACTGATGGCAGAGTTGAGGAACAGGTTCATCTTGTCCGTTGAAGGCACAACCCAGGCAACGTTCTGCCAATACAGCGTAAAGGTCAAGGCCAGCGTTGCCCCGGTGCCACTGCCCCCGACAACGGCAAACGGCGTTGCCGGCGGATTGCTCCAGCCGCCGAAGTCGAGGATGTTGAGGGTGAGTATTGCCCCGGAAGGATTGATGGAGGCAACCTGAACCCGGCCACTGTCAAAAGTCTTGCAAGAATCGGTAGGAATGCACAGGATGTCGTTGACCTGGTAGCCGGCACCGCCGCTGGCCACCGTCACCGTTGCGAGTCGCTGTGCATTGGCAAACATTTGAAAGAGGAGGGAAGGTGGGGTTTACACCCTCCCCCGTTTCAGGTCTGGGCCGGGTTACGGAACCGCGTTGACGTAAACGCCGTAATTCGTGTACGCACAGTTGGCCGGAGCGGTGATCCACCCAATGTACAAGTAGTTGAATCCACCAATGGTGTGATTGGCCACACCGTCTGGCGCCTGTGCAGTGCTGAAGTTGAACGTGTTGGCATACTCATTGGTTGCCACGTTTGCTGGCAAGGTGTTGGTCACCGTAGCAAACCAATCAATGGTTGTGCACGGCTGGAACACAGGCCCAGTCCCAGCGAACGAGTTGGTGCCGAACGAGTTGGTGATTGTCTGGGCGTTAACACTGCGCCCCAACTGCCAGATCACCACTGCGCTATTGGTGTTGACGCTCTGCCCAAACACCTGTACCGAAACAATCTTGGCCCCGGAAATGTTGACCGGGGTGATGTTGGTCACGGTCAGATTGGTGAACGACGTTGGCCAGGACGGGAAGTTTGGCGGATTGTTGGCTGTGTTGGTGGTGTTGGCGCTGTAGAAAATCGGCGTGTAAGCCGAGGGATAGGACAAAACGTCCGCCGCCCGAGCCACGAGTGCCGACAGGATGAATCCGACGAGTGCCACAACGGCAAACCCGGAAACAATTTTCTTCAAGTTTGTTTTCATTTTTCGTTTCAATTTGTTGATTGGTTTCAGGTTTTGGAAGGCTGGAGGAGTTTTACGTCCTCCAGCCCGCCGTTGGTGATTACTTGACGCGCAGTAGCATGCCCTGACGTTCGTCGCCGATGCCCACGCCCCACATCAGCTGGGCGCGCATGTTGGCGGTTTCGTAGGCATGATCGAGATACTTCACGATCATGTAGCTGATCCCGGTCAGAGGACCGGTGACAATTTCGATGGCCGCCGTGCTGGGGATTTCCGGCAGCACCTTGGTGTAGTCCGTTGGGACACGGGACACAAACAGCAGCGACGAGCGCGTGCCAGCCATCCCGACCACCCCCGCGTTGGCGAAGGTTCCCGCATTCACGAACATGGCGTTGGCCGCCCCGTCCGCACCGCTGCCAGTGGTGCTGATCTGATCCGTCATCAGCTGGCTCTTGCGGAACTTGGTGTTGCCCACCCGGTCAAAACGTCCCGTTTCCAGGACGTTGCCACCGGTCTTGGCCACTGAACCCCAGATTGACTGGTTCAGCATGAAGTTGGTGTCAGCCGTCAGCGCTGCATAAATGCGCCCGTGCACCCAGGCGAACCGCTGCAGGTCCGTCGAACCAGGAGGCTCGTCGCCGCCCGGGAACTTGGCCTCGTCCATCGCTTCGGGCAGGTCCGAAGTGAAGGTGCGCAGCGTTGCTCCTGCCACGTTGAAGGCTGTGCCGCCAAGCGTTGGACTGGTGTAGTTGGGGTTGAACGTGATCGTCGAGGAGGCAGACGCCGCGTTGTTGATGCGGGTGCTGCCGTTGATGATGCAGTTGACCAGGGTGTAGATGATGTATTCACCCAGGCCGTACAACTGTGGCGCCTTCTGCTCCTGCATCAGCTGGCGAGCCGTGGCTGCGAGCAGCATGTTGTTGATGCTGATCGGAACACCGGCATAGTTGGACATTTGCACGTTCACGTCCACGTCGTTGCCCGTGGTACCCGTCCAGGCCGCAGCAGCAGTCTTCAGCTGAACACCCGGCACCTTGATGTAGCGCGTCCGGGCGAACTGCTCGAAGAGCACCGGGGTGCCCGAGACATCGGTGGTGATGTCGTCAATCATCGGCAGCTGGTTTTCCAGGTGACCCAGAGTCCACTGCAGCGTCAAGCCGGTGTTGAGCACACCCAGCTGACCGGCGGAGTCGGGATAGTCCGTTCCAGCCGCTGCCAGCGCCCTGATGGTGGTGTCGTTGAACTGGAAGTCGGCACCCCTGCCAACCATGTCCGCCAGGCGCGTCATGACCGAGGCACGCATCTTGGAAGCGGCCACCAGGTCCTTGATGCCCTTTTCGTCCTTGTTGACGTGACGCAGAACGCCACCGTCCTTGCGCTTCGCTACCCAGGGCTCGCTGGCCTTCAGGTATTCCTGCAACGTTGTGACCAGGGTCGGCTCACCGCCCACGATCAAGTCCCGGCGATGCCCGTCGTCGGGCAGTGCCGCTGTCAGCCGGGTTTCCAGTTCCGTCGGAGCCGGTGTTGCCGCCCGCAGCCCCTCGATGTAACCGAGGATGAAATCCAGGTCTGCGCCGTTGTCCAGCTGCTTGAGTGCCGCCGCCTTGACAGTATCCACGCTGTTGGCCGCGTCGCCCTTGGGCACAATGGCCTTGCGGGTGACTCCGGCGTCAATGGCCTTCACAATCTGGCCTTCCTGCGTGGTGCGCAGCGCCTTGATGGCAGTCCACTCGGTTTCGGTCACGGCCACGCCCTCGCTGATCAATACATCGAACTCTTCGCTGGACCCCTCCCACGAATCGCCCTTCTTGTATTGGCCAGTCGCTTTGATGATGATTGCTTTCTTCTTCATGTTATTTCGACTTGTTGTTTGGTGTTGGTTGATTCGGGGATTGAACCCGTTCGCCACCCTGGGCGAAAATGTTGAAAAGGTTTTGCATCAGTTGCGCTTGTTCAGGATTTCCAGCGCACCCGGCTTGGCGGTGCCGGCTCGCTGGGCCAGGATGGCGGAGGCACTGGTGGGGGGGGGCTTGGAGGAGAGGACGGAAGACGAAATTTTCTTTTGAACACCCTTCAGTTTTCCGAGTTTGTCTGCAGCCTCAATGTGTCCATTGTAGGCGTCATCGTGAAACTTTTCGTACTCTCTCTCAGTTTTTGCAGCCCCAACATTCCCCTCTTTGTCGTGCTCAGCTGCAGCAGCATTGTGCAATGCTGAGGCTTCAGCATGCTCAGAAGCTGCACGAAGATGGTCTGAAACAGTGGCCTTGTTGCCCATTGTTCCGTGTGCATCTTTCATTGCCACCGAGGCAGATGCATCTTTGGCTTCATCACTTTGCTGATCGGCAGATTTCGAGAGTTTGTCTGCAACCCCTTTGTGCGGCCCACTCCCCGGCCCACCAGCCCTGACAACAACCGTTTGGCCATTGACCTGGCCAGTTGCGGTCACCGCCTCCTCCCCACAATCGTGAGCAGACGCCGTGGCATCGTGCGCATGGGCCATGTCGGAGTGGAACGAGGCTTCGTCCTTGTTCCCGGCCTTGGCATGCGCCACCATGGCGTTGGTGTGCGCTTCGCTGGCGGTCTTGTGCGCAACAGCCGCAGCCTGGTGCTGTTCATCCGTGCCGCCTTCGTGCGCTTCAACGCTGGCCTTGTGCGCTTCAACCGACGCATCGTCCGCCACCGCCGTCTTGCGCGAGGCGTGGCCGGCAGAGGCACCGTCGGAATTGCCCGCCGCCTTGATTGCCTCCCGCGCCTTGATCGGGCTCATGTTGACGAATGCCGGCTTGTTGGTCAAAGTGCCAACACAGAAGTCCACCCCGGTGATGCTGGCAGGGTTGTTCTTGCCGCCACGGGCGTTGTCCGAGAAATACAGCGTGCCGTTTTTCTCCCTGGCCTTGGAGTAGTCGGCGTCGGTGGTGAATGCCGGGGACCAGGACCGATGCACCTTGCCGTTGACGTTGTCGGCACCCAGCTTGGTGGGCTCGGCGGCCATGTAAACGCCACCATCCTCCTCGCCACCCTTGAAGCTAAACCGGGTGGGATGAACCGAAGCCTCCTGCTCCCGGTGCTCAACACACCCAAAGGGCTTTTGCTTCGGGCGCTCGCTCAACCACTGCTCAAAGCTTGCCTGAACGGTTTCCGCCGTGGTTTCGTCACACTCCACGGTCACGTTGATGGCGCCGTCGCGGAAGCCCGCGGTGATGGTTGAGACTCCGGCGGGCATCCACATGAGCTCGGTTTCCTGCCCCTGCTTCCACTTGGCCAGGATTGGACCAGCTGCAGAATGATGCGCGTACAAGATTTCGGAAGCTGTCTTTTTCATAGTTTTCGGCTTGGTTGCTTTGACCACCGGCACCCCGTTGAAGCAAACGTGCTCCTTGGAGTAAATCGTCTTGCGCTCTGTAGGCGTCATTTCGTCACCCAGCGTCACTTCGCCGTCCTCAACGGTGAACGGCACCTTGACCATGGCGCCGTCACCACAACAAATGATTGCGCACCAATCCTCCCCGTCGTCCTGCTCAATGTCGCAGCAGTAGGGGTAAAGCAGGGAACCGCTGTCGCTCTTCTTCTTGAAACGGTCGTCGGATTGAATCGCCGTGCGAATCTGCTGCTGGATGTCATCAATGGTTGTGCTCATGGTTTCCACCTTGTCAGTTCCTCCAACCGGGTCTTCAACGCCGTGGCTTCACCGTTGTGGTGTGGCGCCTTTTCTGCGGCCGTGACCAGGTTAGAGATTTCGATCAATTCCTCCTTCGGCAGGTTGGCCAAAACGACACGCAGCCTGGCCTTGCTCAACCGTCCCTGCGCAGCCTCCTTCTCAAGAGCGGCGGGAGAGTTGGGCAGGGGCTTGCCGTCCGGGCCCGTCGCCGTTGGCGGAGCGGGCGGAGCAGGATTGGCATCAATATCGGTTTCCGTGTCGCCCAGCATGCCGATTTTTCCACTGACCAGCACCTGATCACCGGTGGCCGGTGCACTGATGCCCATCTTCTTGTAAGTGTCGGCCAAAGGCAGGGGAACGGTGCAAGTGGACAAGGCCTGAAGGAACTGCGCCTGCTCCAGCGCGTCCAGCGGGCGGGTCAGGTCTGGCTCAACAGCAGGGCGTTCATCAAAGCCTTCGCCGTAATTCTCCAGCATCAGACTTTCCACCAGCTGCTCGGTCAAAATGCCGGCCACCCAGCGCAAAATGCCTTCAATCCGCTCATTGCGAATGTCAGCGTGCACGTCGCCCTGTGCCCGGCTGCCACCCTGCTTGGGCGAAGTGCTGGTCAAGTTCTGGCCCAGGATCAGCATCTGGCAGTTTTCGTCCGCCATCTTCTTCATCTGAACGATTGGGTTTTCGCCGCCCATGGCCTGTGCCGCCGTGATCTTGATTTCACCAGTGTTGGGATGGACGCAGTAGCCCTGATTGGCGGCACGCTTGGCCAGCCGCTCGAACTTGGCCACTTCCGGCTCGGGAATGCCGCTTTGATACGGTATGTCCATGAACGGGTTGCCGTACTTCTGGGCAAAGTTCATCATGAAGTCGTGCCCATACGCAATCATGGCCCATTGGTAGGCCAGCGGGCGCATCCACCCGGCTCCCAACGCAGTTCCTGATTTGCTCTTGAACTTCGCCACCATGAACTTGGACGGATTGTTCAGCTGCGGCTGGGTTGTTGCCACCGTACCCAGGATGGGACGCGGGAACGCGAGCAATTCCGCCGTGTTGCTTTGAACCACGGACACCTGACCATCTGCCCGAAACAGGTAGTGGCGCGGATGCACGAAGGCGCTGGCACGGATGTTTTTCTCCCGTTTGCCCTCGGGATCAACGGCGTTTTCGTTCCACAGCAACTCAACAATGGACACGCCGTTGAGTACGGCGTCGGTCAGGTCGAACACCAGCCCCTGAAAACCCTCCTCCTCGGCGAAGCGGTTAGGCTTGAATGAAGCGAGACTTCTGCGCACCAAGTCAGCCTTGGCCTTGGCGCTGTCGGTGGGATTTTCCCCCGGTTCGGTGTAGGGATGAACCACGAACTGGGAGTGTGCCACGGCTGAACGCAGTTCGTAGCAACATTTGTTGAACATGGGCCAGCTGTCACGCATCCGCTGAACCAGCTGGTAGGCCTGCCACGGGTTGCCCGCCAGCGCCATGCGCAAAATGTTCTCAATCTCCTTAGGCGGAAGCTTGGTGGGCAGGGCCAGGTACCAGTCGCCCATTGGGTCCGCGTTCACCGCCCGGTCCGACAGATCGTCAGCAGGTGCAGTGGCACGAATCGGCAGGTTGGTGATGGAGCCTCGGACCTCCGTGGAAAACGGATTGCGAACCGAGAAATTGAGGAACGGCAGCTTCAACTATTGACGTTGAAGATGAAGCCTGCACGCCGTGAAGAAAAGGGTTTTCCGCCAGAAATTTTGAGAAATGGCAGGGAAGAGGCTGAGGAAATGAAGGAGGGGCTGGGACGGTTGGAGGAGTTATTTTTGTTTTTCCAAATATGCGGAGCCAACAATTCCTGCCGGGATGCTTGCTGAGACAAATATCAAAATTCCCAATCCCCACCAACCGTTGACCCCGAGATCTTCCGAGAGGTGCCAGAAAAACATAGAAATCAACAGAGCAATGACAACAACAATTGTAACAAACGTAATCACCAACATTGCAATCCCCAGGAGAGCCAAGTATTTTTTCAGCTTCATTTTGTTTGACTTTTGACATTGACACAACGACATTCCGAGCCAGGCTGGAGCAGGAAACCCCCGTTGAAAGGGATTTCCTGTTCGACATTCCTCACCGAGTGTGTCGCTTTTTGTGCAACCTTTGGGTGGCCTCACCATTGAGAACCCGCAGCCTTAACGCGGCACGTTACACGGACGCTTGCCCTTGAATTTCCTGCCGGCTCCACAGCCAGGCGGGCGAGGCAGCTTTTCTTCCCCGGTTGAACCGGGTTACGGGAGTCTGGCGAAGCACTCCCGCACCTTTGATGGGTCCACGCCTCGGAACTTTACCGAGGGGCAGCCTTCAACGTCACCCGTCTATCCGGACGGGGACACGGTGTGCAACCGCTCGTCTGTTGGACGAATGACGGAAGCAGAAATTCAAAACACCCGCCTGGGATTGTTCAAGCGGGTGCACAACCCGCCGCGACAGGCGGTGGGAAGGTTCCCTGCCAACGTCTGCAGGGAAAAGATTTGGTCGCAGACTCCCGGTCTTTCGACCGGCTGCCGATTCATTACTTCGGCAGTGCCGTTCGCCCAGGGTTAATGACACCGTAGGACTCGCACAGGGCTGCGTTAAAAGAAAAGGGCCACCAGTGGTGCAAGCAAAGGTGGCCGGGGGACGACGGGCTTGAAGCCCAAATTCTTTAACCATTCTTGCACAACGGCGTTTCACTGCCCCTGAACCTCGCCCATCCCCGCCGAAAAGTCAAGGGAAATTTTCTGTTCAAAGTGCTTTTCAGCCCTTTCCGGTCCTCGGAGGCCTTCCGGCCACGCCCTGGCCAGCCCTGTGTGGGCGTTGGGTGGTGGATTTTGTGGGGCTGAACGCCGTTTTCATGGATTTTCAGCGAATGTATCGCCCGGTGCAATCCATGGCGAACAGCAGCTGCTGCCGCTCCGCCGCCCGCAGGTTTTGCCACCAGTAGATGTATTTGTAGTTCATGGCTTGTTCACTCTCCGGTTATCAGCGCCAACAGCACCAGTGCCGGAATGATCAGCGCCAGGGTGGCACCAATCAGGAACTCGCGCAGGCTGAAACGGTGGCGGGACGTTTTGGTGTTCATGCCGTTGCCCTTGTCACAGTCCATCCCTTTGTCCGGTAGCTTTCGCACCACTGCTCCGTGGTGACGCCGTCCTTCAGGTGACCGCGAACAGTCCATCCCGAGGCATAAACGGTGCGCCCGTTTTCGCTGGTGCTGCGCCTGATCAGGGTGACGCGGTCCGACATGAGGCGGACTTCGTTGCGGACGGTTCTGCCGGATACAACGGCCATGTTGATGCTGCCAGGAATTGCCTCGGTGAACGGCGCTTCCTTGACCGCTGTTGCCACCAGCGTTCGTCCGTGGGCTGAGAGTTTTGTCATATGTTGTGCGTTTGTGTTGTGGAGGTTAATTTGAAAACGGGTTTATCAACTCGCGGATTTTGTCCGCCTGCCATTTACGTTCTGATTTGCGAACAACATAAGCAGCAGCAGCAGCAGCAGCAGCAGCAGCAGCAGCATCAGCAGCATAAGCAGCAGCAGCATCAGCAGCAACATCAGCAGCAGCATCAGCAGCAACATCAGCAGCATCAGCA